GAGTTGTAAGCGATGATGTCAGCAAGAGCTGAATCTACATCGTTGAAAGAAGTTAGGTTTAGCTTCTTTGTTGTTGTTACTGCTGAACCGTATTCGTTTAGAGTTACGGTTACTTGGTTTGGGTTGCCAAGTGCAATGCTGGATACATCTGAAGTTTCTGTCAATGTAGATGTTGCTGTTGCAAGATCTGAATAGATAGAGAAAACAACTGATGAACCAGGCATAGCTTGTTGCACTGGCTTGACATCTGCAAGTCCACGCATAACAGGAATAGAGCGAAGCGCCATTCTTACATACTGGTCGTATGCTGTTTTTACGAGGTTGCTAATGTCCGATGTTCCGGTTAGGGAACCACCTGGAATTGCCATTAGGTTTGCCTTTCGTTAGTTGGAGTTTTAAATACCAGACTCACGAATGATTGTATCTAGCTCTTCTTTGCTATTAGCATTCATCAAACGACTCATAGTATCTGCACCACGCTCGGGAGTCATCCCTTGCTCTGCAGTATTAGTCATTCTCTTGTATGCAGCAATGTCTGCTGGATCTACATTCGAGGTTTGGTTCTGCTCAAGTGCTATACCGAATACATCGGCATTAGCCTCAAGCCATTTAGACACAGACTCCTCAGTTGGGTCAATGTCCTGTGGGATAAAAGAAGCGATCTTCTCATTTACCCCGCGAGCTGCGAGGGTATCCTTGATTGTTCTTTCGCGCTGCGCCTTAGTAAGTCCTTCAAACTGGGAACGTAGTTCCTGTAGTTCTTTGTCCTTCTGCTTGGCTGCTTTGCGTAGTTGTTTGACAAGGTCATTTGACGAATCATTACTGAAATCGTCATCCTCATCCTCGTAGTCGTAATTGGACATATTGGTCCTTCTCCCTATCGTTAGTTGATTCGCGGGCCTCATATTCCGTTGGGGTACGGATATGGCTCCCACTCCTGGTATTGTTATCTCTCCACTAGGCCAGTAGTTCTAGTGGCAGGTCTATGTTTTAGTACGCACCAGCTCCTGGGGTTGTGTACTGTATGCGATTAGAGGATCTATTGCTACTAAGAGCACCTTGTGATAGGCCACTCTTTCCTTCAAAAGATGCTTTTTCTAAGCTAATTAATTTTTCTCGTTTTTTCTTTGCTTCTGCAGCTCCAAGAGTTCCAAATACTTCTGCTTCAGCAGTAGCTTGGGTATATTCTTGTTGGTTATAGAAGGAAGCAAGATCTCCCGCACGAGGCTGGAATCCAGCTATAGTCTGGTATCCCTGTTGTGCTTGGTCTTTAGTTACACCATAACCAGCAAGAGACTCAGCTCCGGCAAGACTTGTAGTAAGTCCCTGTGATAGTGCGGCTCCGCCGATTTCAGCGGCAGTAACCTTTCGGTTAATAACGTCCAAAGCATTCTTAGGGTCAAGAACGTAGGCCAAGATATCGCCATTCGTAATATCAGGATAGAATTCTTTAAGTGCAAAAGAAATTTCTGGGTTAGCTTTAAGCACACGATTCTGCGCTGTTTGTAAGCGACTCTCTAGTTCAACTGCTGATACATCGTTAGCAATTAAATTTGTAAATCCTTGTTGAGTTCCCATTTCATCTTTAGACCAGTATGAAGAAGGAAGTCCATAGTTTCGCATAAGCGCCTGGTATTTATCTTCAGTGGCAAGATAGGTTCTTTCGTCAATTGCCATTAAACCATTAGAGATACGTTGAGCATTACCAGAAAAGCGCTTCTTATAAGCATCTGATTCACGAAGTCTAATAGTAAATTCTGCAGGTGAAGCACCTGAAGTGATAAGACCTTTTAATGGTTCTACCAAAGAGGCTAATCCATACTGAGCAAACTCTGAGTAAAGTAAGTCATAGGCTGACTGACGTTCAGCTTTTCTTTCGGCTGCAAGTGCATCAGATGCTAATTGGTCTGACGTTTTAAGTCCTGAACCATTATCTTCTGGTGGTGTTGTGTCCCTACCGCCTGAATAAGTTTTATTTCCTTGCTTCCCGCTGTAAGGTTTTCCATCGTAATAAAGAATTCCGCCAAGCATTTGAAAAATAGGATTTCCACTACCTGGTGGTCTTAGTCCTGGAACCGCTGAAGCGGTATTATTGCTTGCTTTTTTTTCTAATTTATCTGTTGCAGCTTCTGCTTTACTGACAGCATCTGTTGCACTCATAGTTTTTTCTGCTGCTGTAGCTCGTAAGCCAGACAGTGGATTAAAGCCAGTTTTAGATTTTGAAAGCTCATTAAATGCACCAGAAGTACTTACATTTGAATCTGGAGTAAAAGCGCTTAAAGTATCATATGCCATTGTCTACCCCTGGAATCCGAAGTCGCGTAGCACTTGAAGTGCTGCTGTTGAAACATCTTCTTTAGCTTGTGCCGTGTATTGCCAACGATTATCTTGGCGTAGCGTTTTTCTAAAGTCATATAAGTTCATATCGCCTTTATCTGTAATAGCAGAACGCAATGTAGGATCGTTAAGGTCAATTTGATCTGGGTCACCAATCTCAAGTATGTTAGCCATAGTCTGACGATATGGTTGAAACACTTGTGACAAATTATAGCCTTGAGATAGTAAGTCACGAACATACTGTGGCTGTCCCTGAGCTGCTAGTTTTCTAGCATCTTGTTTAACTCTATTGATATCTATATCTCCATTAGCTATACCTTCTAAAACTTGTTGCTCGTTTGCACCACCAGGTAGGATATCGCTTATCTGGAATCCATTATCACGAGCTACTTGAAGTATATCTTTATAGTTTGTAAGTGCTTCTCCTGAATAACCCTCAGTTCTTTTTCCAGCAATCATTGAAGAAATAGGTCGGATAGATGCAGCCAGGAAATCAATAGTCATTGAATCTTCAATGCCCTGATTTGTTAGATACATATTCTCAGCAGTACGACGTAGTGCATCAGGGTCTGATGCAGCATCTGAACCAATTTCACGAGCCTTATTTTCTAGCTGACGAGTAAGGTCTGCAATCTGCTTTTCATAATCAGTTGAACCTGTAGCCTGACCAGTTTTTACTAAATCCCTATAGTTGTAAAGCTGTACATAACGCGCTTTAATTTCTTTAGAATTTTGTTTGTACCAGACATCATCGCGAATTGCTTTACGTAACTTAGATGGTTCCCATTGTTCTTTAACGTACAACTTTAAAAGTCTGTTTAAACTGGGTACATTTTTAAATATAGTTTCAGGTAGTGAGAAGTTTTCTTCTTCGCCAATATTTAAGGCTTCTTCCCTGCGCTGAGCTTTGGTCTTCTTTTCTCCTGCATCACCACCTGCTCCACCACTGCCTGTACCACCACCAGTGCCACTTGCAGAGGGGGTAGATGGGGTAGAAGGCGTTTCGGGAGCTGACTCTTGAACATCACCACCGAGTATTGGTTTGTCTTTTCCATCGGTAATTGAGGGTCTTGGTCCATCTTTTCCGTCTGTAATCCTAGTATCTTTTACGCCTGCTTTTGTTTTTTCAGTTTTAATTAAAGTATCTAGTTGAGTCTTTTTAGACTTTAAGTTATTCAAATCTGTTGAAATAGATTCTGTTGGCTTATTAGTATCTTGAGCCTTTTTTAATGCTTCTTCTTTTTTAAAGATATCTTTGTCAAGAGTAGATGATTGTTTGCCTAAAAATAATGTTTCTGCTTCTGCTTTAAGTTGATCTACTTTTGGTAATGCAGTGTCGTAAATTACTTTAGCTTCTTTATATTCAGCACTATTAGTTGGATAGGCATCCATACGCATATTTGCGTAATCAATATCATTCTGCCATTTAATAAGATCAGTGTCTATATCGTCTAAGGTTCTTTCTTTTTTACCAGTATTAGCTTTTGACTTTACGGTTTTAGGGACTTTTTCGCCAAGATTATAAAACTTGCCGTCTTTCATAAAGCCTACTAGGTTTCCAGTTTTATTATCAACCACTTGGTCAACAAAGCCGGCAGGCATACGCTTGTCAATACCTGGATTAAATACGTTTTGGGTTCTAGTATTTTTTGGTTTAGTTGCCATTTAACGCAGTCCTCCAAGTTCCTCTAACATAACTGTATAAGCATCGGTAGCTCGGTTAGTCTTGGCTTCGGCTGTAGCACCTATTTTTTCAGTAATAAATTGGGCTTCATCTACACCACCGCGTGTGCTAGAAAACCCTTTACCAGAAGTTGTTACTGAGGGTTGATTCCTTTGCTGCTGGTTGATAAGTTCTGTGTACTTTTTCTTTTCTGTTTTGTTCAACTTACGACCTAATAGGTCTTCAGCTACAGTATCAAGCAGCTTGGCTGTCTGAGAGGCGCTAGTTACATAGGTCTGAACTGTGGTTCTAGGTGCGCCAGTAGTTTCCTCACCAGCACCTTCCATACCAATTTGTTCAAGGTAAGCAATAGGACTTACTGTTGGTGTGCCAAATTTCTCGGAGAAAAGATTTGCGCCTTTATACCCTTGACTTGCACCTATAAGTGCATTGTATAAATTAATGTCAAACTTGCCAGTTATTTCACCTTTGTATAACTTAGCATCTTTAAGTTGCTGTGATATCTTTATAATTAAATCTTCTGGTGCTTTACTAAGTCCTTGGATAAAGTCATTAAATGATGTATCAGCCACTTGTATCTCCTAACAATGAGGCGAATAACGTATTGTATGCGCTTATAGTGTTTTCATTTGACCGTGAAAGCTCACGCATCTTTATAATAGTTTCTTCTTTGAGAAATGAAGATATATTTGTTCCACCTGGAATTGATGAAAAGATTTCTTTATCCGTCTTATATGATTCATAAAGGTCAAGCATCTCTTTAAGTTGCTTCTGTAATGGGCCACGAACTGTAACCTTTGGATCATCAAGCATATTGCGTAGGTCATTGATGGCCTTAATACGTTCGACTGCCTTCTTGCCACCTTCGGCTAGTTCTTCTTGAACTAATGGACGACCAGCCTTGAAAACCTTAGCCCACTCTTGGAACTCATCACGGGCAATAGAGCGCTCAACATCTGTGATGCTTTCTTCTAAGCTAACCTCATACTCGTTCTTCTTTGCGTAATATTGTTGCAGGTCGGCTGCTGTTTGCACATCTCGAAGAAAGTCATCTACACGCTTGTTGTATTTTAGACCCATATTCTTCATAGTCGTATAGGCATCCCAAGAGAAACCTGACTTGTGAGGAATAAGAAATGCTGCACCTTGTGGATAATTTTTAAATAATTCAGCGTTCTTGTCTACGAATACGCCTGCTTCTTCTGCATATCTAATAACAGCAACTGTTTTCCTATCAGATTCAGTTACTGTAAAAGGTATTTGGTTAGGAAATAGTTCTACCCATTTAGTCATAGCAGCATCGTAATCTCCAGGGTATTTATCTAAGAGATTATTCCAGGCTTGCTTAAAGTTAGCATTACCATTATCGCTAATCCATTGGGCCATATCAGCCTTGAGTTGAACTTGTGGTGTTGCTGGCAATACAAATCCAAGGACAAAGCGTGTGCCAATAATAGATAATGTGGTGTTCTTAATACGTTGGCGATATTCTTCTTGTTCTTGAATTGATGGAGGAATTACATTCCCAAACTCATCCTCAGTTGTCTTAAGCCCGTAACCGGCTGCTTCAAGATAAGTTACTGCCTTGCGCCAAGCGCTGGCATACTGTGAGTCACGCTCATCTTTATCCATTGCTGCAAGTGCACGGTTAACGTGTGCCGGTAAGAATGAAGATAAATACGGTTGATCTACGGCGTATTTACCTAGAGTATATTCGGTAATGGTATCTGCTGCTCCAGGAGCACCAAATAAATCTACCAAGTTGGTCAGGGTCTTAATAGATATACCTGCCAGTGGACCGTTAAATGTAGGAATAATTGAGTCTTGGTTTAGAGATGGTGTAAGCATCTTTACCTGTGATCCAAATTGGATAGGCATTGGCACTTTAAATTCTGGTGCAATACCAAGACCAGCCATTGCAGTCTGAACGGCTCTATAGGCTGGCTCTAAATGTGGATATACGAAATACTTTTCACCTTGGTCATCTTCTTGAATAAACCCATTGTGTGCAATACCATCATATGTTAGTGCTGCCTTACGTATAGAGGCAGGGTTGTATCGAACCATACGATATGCACGACGATAGAAGTCTTCTGTTGCACGATAGAAGCGAGAGAAATTGCGAAGTCCAAATGCCAACTGTGTACGTACAAGTGGATTATCTACATACTGTAACACTTGACTTACTGCACGATCTTCTACAATCTGGGCAAATTGGCGCTTAGCACGCTCTGTTGCTTGAGCCACTTTTTTAGCATAGGTTTCATCTGTTATTTCTGTTTTTCCAAACTTAACAGCTTTTTGCCAAGCAGCACCTTCTGGACTTAAATTTGCTGCAACGGTTTCTTGAATTGGTTTTACAACATTACCTTTAACTTCTTTTGCTTGGTTTAATAATTCTGTCGCCACGCCTTTGCGTTGCATTTCTGAAGATACGTTTATTATTTGAATTTTTCCAGTATTTTCATTCCAAGAAAGATGCCCTATGTAATTTCCGTTTTTATCTTTTGCAATAATTGTATGTGCACTAAGAGCCTGATTAGATTGTTGTCGGTTTACACCATATTGATCTCGAAGTAAAAATTTTGTCTCAAAACTATTATCAGCATTTAAATATTCAAATTTTATTCCCTCTGGAATTTTACTTGTTTTAGTAGTTGAAGGAGAAATTTTGCTTACAACAGATGCAATATAAGCATCTTCCATACCGGACTTCTTCATTGATTTACGAATGGCAATAATCTCGTTAAAGACCATTGGCTCACGTGATATACGTCCGTTAGCCATACCAAGCCATTTCCAGCCGTGT